TAAATCTAGGCGGTGTCTCTTCCGAGAAGCTCAGTGAAGCGACCTACTTTGCCTGCATGAAGATCCTAGGGGAGAGCGTAGGAAAGCTTCCTCTAAAGCTTCTAAGGTATGACCCAAAGCTTGGGGTAGAAAAGGCCTATGACAATCCTCTCTACGATGTTGTAGGTACTCGGCCTAACCCCTACATGACAGCTACTAACTTCTGGTCTACCGTAGAGTACAACCGCAATGAGTACGGTAATGCCTATGTGTGGATCAAGGGGGCAGGAAGCAAGCAGTCCCTTTGGATCCTTCGCTCAGACTGCGTTGAGATCTGGGTAGATGACAAAGGCCTGTGGGGGACACGTAACGCTTTGTGGTACCTCTACACTGATCCGAAAACAGGAAGCCGGTACAAGCTTCCTCACGATTCCGTCCTGCATTTTAGAACCTCGTCCTCCTTTGATGGGATTACCGGAAGATCTGTTCGGCAAATCCTCTCAACTACCTTGGATGGGAACCTAAAAGCCCAGGCTATGCTCAATAAAGCCTATGAGAATGGATTTATCGGGAAGGCAGTACTCCAGTATACCGGTGAGCTTTCAGATGCCAATGAGAAGCTATATGCTAAGAAGATTGAGCAGTTTGTAAGCGGCACCGAAGGCTTGGAGAAGATCATCCCCATGGCCTTTGGAACGAATTTAGTGCCGGTCAATACCAAGCTGGCAGATAATCAGTTTATTGAGCTGAAGAAGTATTCTGCCCTGCAGATTGCCGCTGCCTTTGGCATCAAACCAAACCAAATCAATGACTATGAGAAAGCCAGCTATGCAAGCGCAGAAGCGCAGCAGCTGGCCTTTTACGTAGATACCCTCCTGTACATCATCAAGCAATATGAGGAGGAACTAAGCTATAAGCTGCTTTCCGAAGAGGATAGACGAAGGGGACTGTATTTCAAGTTCAACGTGGGCGCCATTTTAAGGGCAGACCAGAAGACCCAGGTGGAGTCTCTAAGGACAGCCGTTCAGGGTGCTCTGTATACCCCTAATGAAGCACGTGCCTTTCTAGATATGACCGGGAAGCCGGGAGGAGATGTTCTCATGTGTAACGGAAATATGATCCCCATTTCCGATGTTGGAAAGCAGTGGGAGAAAGGAGGAAGTGAATAGTGGATGAAACCATCAAGAAAGCAGCAACGGTAACGACAGGCACAGCTCCATCTGAGGAGCAACTGGGGAAGATCAACAAGCTCTCCATCAAGGAGCTTGGAGTAGAGGATGTGTTCCTCTTCCGGGTTGCCATGTGCGACAACGAAGTGGATAGGGCCTTTGAAGTGTTCCCACGAGCATCCCTTAACAAGATGGCAGGGCTCTTCATCGGCAAAACAGTCATTTCAGACCATAGCCGAAGGAGTGGTAACCAGGTAGCCAGGATCTTTGATGCCTATGTAGAGGAGAAGGGAGGTACCACCAAAAGTGGTGAGCCATATGCCCAGCTTATCGCTGAGTGTTATATGCTCCGAACCGAGGGCAACAAGGATCTCATCTCGGAGATTGAAGCAGGCATTAAGAAGGAAGTGAGTGTATCCTGCGGCATTAAGTCTGCAGTCTGCTCCATCTGTGGGACAGATAACCGGAAGAAGTGGTGTGAGCACTACCCGGGTAGGGAGTATGAGAAGCAGGCTTGCTACTTTAAGCTGGAAAACCCCAGTGATGCCTATGAGCTGTCCTTTGTAGCAGTACCCTGCCAGCCTGCCGCCGGGGTAACCAAGTCCTACGGAACGGAGAAGAATGAACCGGATCTAGAAAAGGAAAAGCAGAACAGCGAAGATACAATCCTGAAAACCCTTGAAACCTACATCTTCATTGAAAAGGAGCAAGACTATGAATAAGAAAATGCGTGAACTACTAAGCAGTATGGAAGCCAAGGCCAAGGAGGCTAGAGCTGCCCAGGATGTTGGTGAAACCGAGAAGGCTGCCGGAATCCTCTCGGATATTGCTACCCTAAGATCTCAGTATGAGTCGGAAAAAGCACTGCATGAAGCGGAGAAGCTGGTAGTTCCCGATGAGCCCGAAGTCCCGGAGCAGAAAGATGGGAACGGGCTCAATGCAGAGGAAAAGGCCTTTTTAGAGTATGTGACGAGTAAGGCCGCTTCTTCGCTCTCTGCCGGTAATAACGGCGGCATCATCCCCACCAGCATTGCTGGTAAGATCATCGAGCAGGTGAAAACCCTCTCTCCCATCTTTTCCTTATGTAGCCACTACAATGTAACAGGGAACCTCGTCATCCCCTCCTATGGCCCTGACAGCGGTGACAACATCCAGGCAGCCTATGCAGCAGAGTTTCAGGAGCTCACTGAGCATGCTGGTAAGTTTGGTACCATCACCCTAGAGTCTAACATGGTGGGTGCGCTTACCAAGGTATCCAAGAAGCTTCTGAATAATGGGGGCGTGGAAGTGATGCCTTTCGTTACCCGGAAGCTGGGCGAAGCCTTTGCAGAGTTCTTTGAGAGGGAACTGCTCGTTGGCGATGGGGGAGCAGGCCATATGACAGGTGCCACTAAAACCACTAGAACCATGAATGCTGGTGCCATTGACTTAACTGGGGTCACCTCGGACAACCTCATCGACCTCCAGCTCATGGTACCCCAGCAGTTCCAGGGAGGCGCCTGTTGGATCATGTCCAAGGATGCCTTCGCTGCAGCCCGTAAGCTGAAGGATACCACCAATAACTATCTCCTCACTAAGTCCTTCAAAGAGGGTTTTACTTACGAGATTCTGGGCAAGCCGGTCTGGTTATCTGACAACATGCCTGCCATCGCTTCCGGATCTGTGTCTATCCTGTATGGTGACTTCTCTGGTATTGCCCTGAAGCTGGGTAAGAACTTGGAGGTACAGCCTCTCTATGAAAAGTATGCCACCCAGTATGCTCTCGGCCTTGTGGGCTGGGCTGAGACGGACGCTAAGATTGAAAACGCCCAGAAGTTTGCCGGTCTTAAGTTCTCCGCCTAAGGAGGCTCCTCATGCTGACCCTAGAACAGGCGAAGGAGTACCTTCGTGTCACCTTTCCAGACGATGATGCGCTCATCCGAAGGCTACTGCTGGTGTCGGAAGAATACCTTCATCATGCAGTGGGTACTTACGACCCCAACAGCAAAAGAGCTGAAATGCTGCAATGCATCATCGTCCAAGATCTATACGATGAGCGTGGGTGGTCAGAGGACAAGCTAAGCTCTCATACCCGTGCTCTCGTCCATGACTTTGCCTTTCAGCTAAGATTGGAGGCGGCAAATCTTGAAGCACAGACAGTATAGGCACTCGGTGGATATCCTGCGCACTACTCCAGTTCCTGATGACATCGGGAACCAAAGGACAGAGGAAACCGTTTTCCTACACACGAGAGCCAATGTAAACCCAGTAGGAGGCCGCGAGTTTCATGCGGCCTCCGCTGTCTTTTCTAACGAGGAATTGGAGTTTGAGATACGTTACTGCAGGGCCTTAGAAGAAGTGAGGCCCCAAAGCCATGGGATCCTCTTTTGTGGGAAGCGGTATGACATCAAGGCCATGGATAACTACCAAATGGCAAATGATGCGGTGAAGATACGGGCGGTGCGTCATGCCTGACATAAACATTGATGGTCTCTCCGGGGCCATTGCGAGTGAATGTCGATCCTATGGTAAGGCCGTAGAGAAAGCCATGAAGGTATCCATCCGAAAGGTATCCAAGGAAGCTGTGGAAAAGCTGAAGCAGGATTCTCCCAAGGATACCGGACGGTACCGGAAAGGCTGGCGCAGTAGAGTCTCGGAAGGGAGCAGCACAGCATCTGCCGTCATTCATAATGCAACAGATGCCCCCTTGACCCACCTCTTAGAGTACGGCCACGCCTTGCCACAAGGGGGTAGAGCTAGAGCCTACCCTCACATTAAGCGGGTAGAGGAGTGGGCCAATGAGGAGGCGGTGAAACGATTGGAAGGTGAACTTCATGACCTTGACTGAGTTGTATAAGGCACTCATGGCCACAGGCATTCCGATTGCTTACCGAAGCTTTGATGGCGCTGTCGCACCACCCTATGCAGTATACTTCGAGCCAAACAGTGACCCCATCGCTTCTGACCATAAGACACTCGGGCGCTGGGGTTCCTACAGGGTGGAGCTCTACACCCTAGGAAAAGACCTTGTGGCCGAAAGAACCATAGAAGCTGCACTGGACAGCCTGGGAGCCATCTATGGGAAAGAAGAAACAGAGCTAGCAGAAGAGAAGCTGCTGGAAATTATCTATGAATTTGAAGGAGTGGAAAGCTAATGTCCAATATTGCGAATTCTAAGGACTTTATCCTTGGATCCGGTGATCTCTATGTCGTAGAGTACACCGGAGCAATCCCAGAAAATACTGTGCTTGAAACGGATACCAACCGGCTTGGCAGAATTAAGGGCGGCGCAACCCTATCTTACAAGCCAGAATTCTATGCCGTTGAGGATGACCTTGGTACCGTCAAGGAAGAGATCCTGACTTGCGAAAAGGTTAGCCTCAAAAGTGGGATCATGACACCCAACATGAGCTTTATTCAGAAAGCAGCACCCACTGTAAAAGTAACCCCCGGAACAGCCGGAGCTAGTCCCACCCCTACGGTTACGAAGCTGGGCGGCATTAAGAACGCCAATGGGAAGAAGTACATCGTGCGCTTTGTCCATGTCTCTGCAGCAGACCCCGACTATGCCCTGAGGGTAACCATCCTTGGAAACAATACCTCTGGCTTTGACCTTGGACTCATCAAGGATAAGGAGACAGTGGTTGACTTGGAATTCTCCGCAACGCCGATGGACAGCACCGGTACCCTTGTCCAATTTGATGAGCCGGTTGCAGAAGTCTGAGAGGTGATCCCATGCTAGATTTAACTGCAGTTAGCCGCCGATACTTTCAAGTGAAGTTCAATGGACGGGTGCTGGATGTAGAGCCACCCAAGCTAAAGACCCTGAATAAGCTGGTGAGCATATCTAAGGCGGCAGCCAGTGGGGACCCAGATGCCTTTACGGAGCTGACTCCCCTCATCGCCAAGCTTCTCTCCAAGAATAGGAGAAACATTAAGATCAGTCCTGCAATGGTGGAAGACTCTCTAGACAGTGACGGGATGATCTTGCTCCTCACGGAGCTCATTCAGTGGATCCAACAGGAGAGAAGCGACCCAAACTGACAATCCCGTCGTATCCCACTGAGGATGCGGCGGGAGATATGAAGGAACCCATCGGCACACTGGATCTAAAGTATGTCGGAGAGTATGCCGGGATCAGCATCCAGGACGTTCTGGAACTGAGCATTCTGGAGTTTTACCTACTCCTGCATGATGCAGTGGTGTGGAACCTCTCCCAAACTGAGGAAGGGAGAAAATATCTAGATAGGGCATGGATCCTCAGGCAGACGGAGCCAGATGTAAAGAGATTTCCAAAAAGGGAAGGGGGTGAGTAGATGGCAGGTAAAATCCGAGGCATCACCATTCAGATAAACGGTGACACCAAAGGGCTGAACAAAGCCCTCGCTGAGGTTAATAAGGAATCCAAGTCCCTGCAGATTGAGCTCAAGCAGGTTGAAAAGGCCTTAAAGCTTGACCCAACGAATACGCAGCTTTTAAGGCAGAAGCAAACGCTCCTTGCCCAATCGGTGGAGGTAACCCGCACTAAACTGGATGCACTACGACAAGCCCAAGAGCAGATGGCAAAAGCAAATGCCGCCAACGCAAATTGGGAAAAGGCCTATCAACCCTTAAAGGCGAAGATTGACGAGACAAATGCAGCCTTAAAGAAGCTTACTGCCCAAGAGGCTGAAATGAAGGCTCAGCTAGATTCCGGAAAGATTTCAACCGAACAGTACGACAATCTCCAGAAGGAGCTGGATGGGACTAGTCAGAAATCTAAGGATCTAGCCAAGGAGCTTCGAGATCTAGAAAAGCAGTTTGCAGACGGACATATCAGCGATGAGGAGTACCGGAAGTTCCAGCGTGAGCTAGCCAAGACCTCCAAAGAGCTAGAAGGGCTAGAAAAGCAGGCAGCGAAGAGTAATGTTTCCATCGCGAAGATCAGTGAGACTTGTGACAGAGTGGGGAGCAAGCTGACTACAGCCGGCAAGAACATGACCATGGGCGTGACAGCACCCTTAGCTGCAGCAGGTGCTGCTGCTTTTAAGCTAGCATCAGATTTTGATGAGTCCCTCAATAAGGTCGGTGAAGTGTTCAAGGAAAACGCTGCTGATGTAGAGGCTTGGAGTGAAGATTCCTTAAGACGAATGGGACTAGCCCAAGGGTCAGCGTTGGATATGGCGGCTTCATTCGGTGATCTGGGTACTAGCATGGGTCAATCCAGTGCTGAAGCGGCTTTCCAATCCAAGCAGCTGACCCAGCTAGCCGCTGACATGGCTTCCTTCAAAAACATCAGTGTAGATAGGGCACAGAATGCACTCACCGCCGTATACACAGGGGAAACCGAATCACTTAAAATGCTTGGCGTCGTTATGACCCAGGCTAACCTTAAGCAGTATGCCATGGCGAATGGTTGGAATAAGAATCTCAATGAGATGACCCAGCTTGAACTAGTGCAGCTGCGCTACAACTACGTTATGGATGCCACGAAGAATGCCCAGGGTGACTTTCAGCGTACTAGTGATGGCGCTGCAAACAGCACACGTATCTTTATGGAATCTTTGAAAGAACTTGGGGAGAAGTTTGGGCAGGAGATCCTACCCATATTAACCCCAATCATTCAAGCGCTCACAAACCTCATCACCAAGTTTTCAGAGATGGATCAGGGAACGAAAGCCTTTATTGTTAGGCTTCTAATGCTGGTTGCAACATTAGGACCCGTACTCATGATGGTAGGCGCCGTATTCAATGCCATTAGTTCCATCTCCAATGGGATAGGAGCACTAGGTGGAGTCGCTGGAAAGTTTGCAGAAGGTGCCGGCAATACCACCTACCTCACCTTTTTGAAGTGGGCAGCCATCATTGCAGGCATTGTGCTACTTATCACTGCACTCATTGCCGCCATCTCGGTCCTTACGGGAAAGGGAGAGCAGATGAGCAGAACCTTTGAATCCATGGGAAGTGCTGTAGGAGGAGGGGGATCCGGCTATCCTACTGCTAAAATCCCCGGCTATGCATCCGGCACTAAGTTCCACCCAGGTGGTCTTGCACTTGTAGGTGAACAGGGCGCTGAGCTTTTGGAGCTTCCACGAGGAACAAGGGTATATAACCATAATGACAGCAAACGGATGATAGGGGAGCAGGGTAGCTCCAGTGGTGAAACCTTTCAGATTACGGTCAATGTGGAAAGCCTAGAGGACATTCAGCAGCTTATGAAGCTAGCTCGTGACGCACGCAGAATGGAACGGATGGGGAAGGTGAGAGCTTGATGCTGCAGTTTAGTAACATCTGTAAGTATAACAACGGATACGACTTTGTTTGGAGTGGAAGAATTGCCTTTCCCAGCGAATTGACAGGTGCTTCCTTTGTAGATGCATGGGCTATTATTCCTGCTGCAGGAACCGTTAACTATGATGTAACGGCTAAATTCATTACAAATACTGTGAGGACCGACTGGACTGAGGCGGGGACGGTTGTAGCAGTCAACGGATATGCGGAAGTCCCACAAGCAGCGGCAAAACGGAATATGATCTTAGCACGCTTTACCACGACCTATACAACGACTCAAATCAATCAACTTCTAAGGTTATACAACACGGGATCGAGTAAAGGCATC